TTAAAAGAAACACCATCAAGGTCATCTCCTCCGAGTTCAAAGCGTGGATGCCGTTTGCCAATCAGGTGGTGAAAAAGGTACACCAGCAGCATCTGCACTTTGGTTGCTTACCCTTTTGTAATTATCCAAATCTTTAATGGCTTGGCTTTTCTCTTCGGGTGTCAATGGGATAAATTTACCACCACTCACACGTTTACGCATATAGGTCAAGCGATACCATTGATGCTTACAATTAACGCCCCCTTTGTACTTCCAAATAGAGTAATTTGATTTTCCACTTGGGGCAAATTGACCGTTTATTCCATCATCGCCCATCGTATCAATGTCCTCTCTTCGGTATACCACGCCCATCTTGGCATTGGCAACCATATCTTTGCAGAATTGACGAGAGTTACCACTTGCACTCATTGGTGCGTATCGGTAGCGAATCAGGTAAACACCTTTATCATCCTTGCTTTTATCTTCGGGGTTGGCAAATCTTTTAAAGAATTTGTATTCGTTGTCATCAGTAACGGGGCTTTCATCAATCAATTCAAACTCCTCACCGATAACCTCGCCTTTGTCTTTCAAATAGTCCAACCATTCGTTCTCTATTTCTTGGGTAAATTCAGGTAAATCTGCACTTAACTGCAAATTTTTAACTTTGGTTTCAGCCCAACTGATTCCTGAATCACCTCCCCAAGCATCCCACATAAGACCACCACAACCCTCGGAATAAGGTACATCTTTATTTTGTTGATGCCTTCTGAATGCCGCCATTCTTTTAACCGTCTCAATTGATATAGGTTCTTTGTTGGCTAATTGGTGTGCCCTTGCTTTACCTACGTTTGTGCCGCAGTCACCCCAACCGTGTTGCATCACCCATTTTAACGCCCTTTTAGCGTTGTTTGATGCCCCTTCGGGGTAATCGGTGAATGATTCTTCAAGTTCAACTTTTTTTTTCTCGCTAAATCCAAATTCTTTTTCTTTGGTTTCTTCGTTTACTACCTTACCCGATAAATCGGTAAACTCCAAAGGCTGCAAAGTCTTGAAATAAATGTCCAAGTTGTAACCATTGGCATTCATTATCTTTCTCACACCATCTAAAAGCAATCTTTGGAATGGTCTGATAACCGTATTATCAAATAAAATCGATGCAGTTTTTAACTCCTCTGCGTTATTTCCAAAACCAGTTTGGTCCTTAATACCTAAAAGCATTGGTGAGGTCACACGGTGCGACATCATCACCTTTTGCATACTTTCAGTTGAAAGAAACTGATATTGGTTGTGTGCGTCTGATAACTGAACGGGTGTTATATCCGCTTTGCTTTCTGCGTTGTCGTTAAAAGATAGGATAAACTTACCTGTATTTGATGAGCCTGTGAACTTATTGATGATTTGGGCTTCAATCATATCCTTTACCTCTGCTGGTGGTTGTCCGTTGTTGAAGTTAATCAACATTGACGGTGCCATACCGTTCTTGATGTTATTGATATGATAGTTTGAAATCTCGGTTTCAAGTTCTGCCCATTGTGTACCCCCTTGGTAATCTACTGGGCTGAAATAATAGTTGCCAGTTGAGTAAGGTTTAATAACCAATACGCATTCGGTTGCATTTTCATCAAAGCCAAAAGACGCAAATCGATGAGGTTTTTGACCTCGCTTTAATTTACTCCAATCAGGTGCGAAATAATAGCCTTCAATTTCTCCCTTATCGTTGCATTTTTCGGGGCGTAAAGTTTGAATTGCCCAATGTTCAGCCTTGACGTACTTTTTTCTATCCTTGCTTTTAACCAAGTGAATAGCACATTGACCTAACATCTTTAAATCCATTGCCGTGTTTCGTAGGCAATCGGGGTGAAATAGTTTTTTAAGGTCAAGGTAACCCGATAAATGCCTATCGGCACGAACCACCTCTAAACCATCCCCGTAGATTAAGTCAGATATACCCTTGATACAAGCGTTATTGGTTGCTGATCCATAGTAAAGGTCAATAAGGTACTGATAATAATTATTATCCTGACCATATTCAACCCACTCTTTATTTTTTTGCTCAACGATGGTTGGGCTTGTATAGGTTTCTAATTGTATAAATTTCAAGTTACTCATATCGTTATCCATTCAGGGCTTTCGTCAGCCGTGGTATCCCAAGTTTTAAAGGTGTTATTAATATTTGTTGATTCGGTTGACCAAGTAGCCACATATTCCCACATCAGTTTTCCTTCGTATTTAATTCTTATTAAAATAGTATCGAGGTCCTGTGCCACCGCAGTAATGTTTGACAATGACGGCAAAGTTACCGTAACCTTGCTGCCTACTATTGTAACTGATGATTCCGCTTCAACCATTGTTTTTGTGTTTTTATGCCATACTTCAACATCTACCGTACCACCAGCGTAGGCAAGTACGAATTTTGATCCATCTTCCTGTAAAAGAAAATCACCACTTTCAAGCAATAAAAATGAATCATTCCCACCGCCCCCTTGACTTACACCATCAAACGATGTAAAGGGGAAAAATGAAATAGATGATGTGGTATTATTGATAACCATTTTATAAGTAACGAAAAATCAAAATCTTGTTATAAAAGAAAAGGGGCGTGATGCCCCTTCCCTTGAAACCTAAACAAGAAATATGGAAAACTAAGAAGCCAATGTTACCACCGATGACATATCTGAATATGATTCAGCGTCAACGATTGCTTTCGGGGTTGGTTCCATTCCCACAAGGGTAATGGTGTTCAAACGTGCATCGCCCATTTGTGTTCCCCAAGATTCAACGTCAGTTGTTGCGTCCATTCCTTCGGTTTCACCCAAAAGTGTGAACACATCATTTCTATCCCAAACGATTACTCTCCAACGACCTTTTGTCAAGGTATCGAAGATTTCCGCATCACTATCCGCAGCGTTAGGAGTGCTTCCGCTTGGCTTCAAAGATAGTGTTAAAGTTTGGGTGTAAGCAGTTGTACCGTTGTCGCGTGACGCAGCACCACTTACTTCCAAGGTTGATAAACCTTTTAATTCCCAAAAATATGCAGTTGATTTAACAGGCGTTGGAGACGCACCGTTATTAATTGAGGTTACTAAACCACTCGCATCTTTACTAACTACGTTTGAAAAAACGTAAGGAACTAAAAATACGCCACGCAGACCGCCTACAAACTCTTTGCAAGGTTCTGATCTATTTGCTAATGTATTACAAGCCATTTTTTTGATTTTTAAATAAAAAGGGAGGGAATCACCCCTCCCCCTTTGATGAACTACAAATCAGATTATTATTAGGAAATGTTAAGAATAACTTGTTGAGTTGGGTTAGTAGCAATGATACCACCTGTGAAACGCATGATTACACGCACGTTTTGGCTGCCATCAATGTCGCTCATATCGATAACCTTAACTTCGTTAGTATCGCTCAACAAACCAGTACCAAAGTGTAAGTCAGATTTCAATCCAAGTACACAATCAGAGTCGTTAAGACCTGGGCAAAGGTTTACAGGAATACCTTGGAAGTTCATAGGCTTCTCACCAACATAGAACTGGAAGTTATAGTTACCAGCAGATAAAGCCGCTTGGTAAGCCTTCATTGTTGTTGGACCTACATAATATTGGAATCCTTCTTTACCGTACAAAGCCGCTGGAGAAGCATCCAACATCGCTTGTAAACGAGCAACTACGTTTGAACCAGTTGTTGCACCTGAACCAGTTACAGAGATAGCAGAGTTATCAGCCAAGTAACCGAACATACCATCTTGACCAGCAGTAACCGCTGAATCATAGAACAAGTTAGATTTCCAAATACCCAATTCGATTGATTGAGCAACCTCGGCAGCAACTTGTGCTAACAAGAACTCTTCAAAAGATGCTGGTAATTTTTCAAATGCAGAGTAACCCGCTTCAGCCGCTTCCCAAGTAGTACGCAAGTTATTTTTGCACAACTGCAAGTTAACTTGTTTCTCGGTAGTGGTCAAAACATATTCACCCAAAGTTACTGAACTTGAATCAGTAAAGTCGCAAGTTGCGTCAGCAACGGCAACGGTGTTCTGCCAGTTACGGATAACTTGCTTGAACGCCACGTTAGGGTGAAGAGTGATTAAATCTTTTGCAAGGGTATCACCTGACAAAAGTGATGCGGCAATGTACTTACCCGCAAACTGACCAGCGTAGGTGTTAGGGGAAATGGTAGGTCCGCTTAAATGAATTTTTCTATTAGACATTGTTTTGATGTTTTTATGGTTTAAAATAATTGGTTAAATACTCTATCTTGGATTGTTTCGCCTCTTCTTGAACCAAGTTTAAATTGTACGTTGGTTTGTGTAGTGGCTTCGGGGTTGAACTTTGTGTGTTCTGCTGGGCTTTCAGCAAGTTGCTTTTTCAACTCTTCGTTCTCGGCAGATAACTGCACGTTAACGGCTTTCAAATCTTCGTTGGCTTTCTCGATAGCAGATAAACGAGTTTCGATTTTAGAGAAATAAGATTCTTCCATTTCGGTTTTTGACTTCACCACCTTTTTAGGCATTGATTCCATCATCCCTGTTTCCTCTTTTTCGATTTCGTCCTTCGCTTCGATAACCTCTTCAATTACTTCTTTTTCTTCGCCTTCGATTGAAACCTCAACGATAACGCCTTGCTCATCAACTTCAATTTTCATTCCATCTTCAAGCATATATTCTCCCATTGGTACGGGGATGTTACCTTCTTCGGTTACGATGAAAACTGCTTGACCAACTTCAAACGCCTCTGCATCAAAGATGGCTTCACCATCCATTGTTTTTACTTGTGCTAATTCAACCTTTGTTTCCTCGGTTGATTCCTTACCCATTACTATATCGTATACACGGTTAAGGATGTCTTTTGCGTTGCTCATATAATTAATTAACGATTGGTTTAAATGGTGTTGGGTTTTTAATTCAATGCTTTATAAATTGCTTGATACGTTCCCGCCAACTTTTTAGATTTTGAATTTATTTCGTTTAATTGATTTATGATTTCGTCCGCTCCTAATTCTTTTGCTGCTTTTAATGCGTTATTAACTTGACCATCAATATTTAATTCCAAAATAATTAACGCATCTGAATACTTTTTTCTTAATAGTTGCTTCTCTGAATTTGCTTCATCAATTAAAGCCTTACCCTTTTGATAAAGTTCTTCTATGTCTTGAACTTTGCCTAAATTTGTCTTAATTACTTTCTTTTGCATATTGTTTTAATAATTTTTTTAGTTCGGTTAGCATCACATCCTCTTTGCTCATAGTGGTTGATTTATCAGCAAAGAAACCTTCAATAGAAAATCCCTTTACTTTACCACTCTTCACATATTCTTGCCAAATCTCTTCGTTATCAACTTTCATTGATACGTACCAAGTACCCACAGGATCGTTCATCCCATAGGCAGCACTTTTATCTTTTTCAGCATCTACTTTAATCCAAGATTCAACCAAGGTCAAACCATTGATTTTACCATCGTGTTCCAAAGTTGCGTTGTGTTGGTTGCCTTTTTTCAAGTACAACTGCATCGCTTTCTCAATTGTAGCCTTGGAAAAATAAACATAAAACTCCTCACCATCTTGGTTGCGGTAAATAGGTTTATTTGGAATTAATGCTGGTCCCATCAAAATCCGCTTATCCGTGTCAACGGTGGCAAATTTCACTTGATGGTTGTTTAGTGCTATAAAATTGGATTCGATGGCGGGGCTTTCAACGATACTGATTGCATCAATACCGCTTACCTTACTATCTTCATCCAAAATCAATTCAACGATTTTCATTTCTTAATTAACGATAATGGTTTATAGTGTTGCATTTTGGCGTATATGCCTATCAAGGCTTTGCTGACTATTTACATCCTGACCTACAACGTATGCCCTTGGTGGGGTGCTTAATGAATTATTCAAACTACCAAGTAATTGAGCCGATGAATTATTTGACTGGTGGATTAACCACGAAACAAATAGCACATTTAAAAAAGAAATATCTTACCAGCAAATAAAAGACAAGGCAGAATCACAATTTGGTCTTTGGGATAATGATCCATCCTTTGAGTGTTTTTGCAATGTAGATTAAAACATACACAAAATCAATCGTTAATTATATGATGGAAATAACCATACCAACCAAATTGTCAGAAATCCCTTTGTATCAGATGCAAGAATACGAATCCTTAAAAATGGATGCAGAGGAAAGGGCATTGAATGCGGTTGCAATCTTTTGTAATATCTCTTTATCAGAGGTAAGTAAGTTACCATTGAAGATTTTAAACCACGCCTTGGATTTAATTACCAAGTGCCTTGATGAAAAACCAAGGTTTCAGCACAGGTTTACTTATGAAGGTGTGGAATACGGATTTATCCCTAACTTGGATGAAATCAGTACGGGTGAATTTGTTGACCTTGATTCGTATCAGAAAGAAGGAATGGCACTTTGGAAAATGATGTCGGTGCTATATCGCCCCATCGTTACACAAGGGCAAAACAACCGATATTTAATTGAGCCTTATCAGGGCAAGTTAAACGAGAGTTTTAAACAAATGCCAAGTGACATTGCATTCGGATCGCTGGTTTTTTTTTGGAGTTTAGGAAACGATTTAATGAGTTATATCCTGAAATTTTCGGAGACGCAGAGGGAAAAACTGATGAACACCAGTTCAACAAAAAATGGGGGTGGATGGGATTCATACATCTCCTCACTGACGGAGATGTCACAAAATTTGACGCAGTTAGCAAACTCCCCATGCACACCAATGCGATGTGGGCGGCTTACAAGAGCGACTTGGCAACATTGGAAAGACAAATTATTAATAAAGCAAAACGATGAATAATAACATAGGCACGGCATTCGCCATTGTTCAAGAGATAGCAGAGGAATTAGGGTGGAACTATTCCCACGGAAATTTGACCGAGATGGGTTTTAAAGCCGTTACGGTTTACCCGTTAACCCATTTAACCATTCAAACCGTTCAACTAAACGATTATGTAAGCACCATTCAGATGAATGTGATTATTGCAGACATTGTCAATTTTTTGAAGGGTGAGAATGAACAGGAATCATTGATTACTTTGTATTCCGAGCAAGGGTACACCGAAAATCAAAACTATGCTCACATTTTACAGGACCTTTATGTGAAGTTCAGTTTGAAATTGCGTGAAAAAGAAATGCAGTACAATCAATCTATTATGATTCAGAAACCTATTGCATTCGTGCCATTCATTGAGGCTGACAAAGATGTGTTGGCTGGGTACAACATCACGATAAATATGGATGTTCAATCACCTTGGGTAACCGATTGTTACAATGAAGTATAAATTAACGGAAGCGGTTGTTGAGAGGGCATCGGATTTTTTCGCATCCCAAGCCAAACTTGAACTCCAAGCCAAACGCCCGAGGATGGCAATTCGTGCAACTTGGAAAAAGGTTGGTAATGGATGGCAGCCCGTAAGCGTGAGAAAAACTACTATCCGTTCAAACTATGTTGCATCAGGTAACTTGGTGCGTTCATTACAAGGTTATTCCAAAGGCTTGGAATTTGGTGTGCAGATGGATTGGTACGGACAAGCGATTATCAACGGAAGGCAGCCCGAAGGGAAGTACAAAGGCGGCAAAGGTATTCCAACGGATAAAATTAAAAATTGGGCTAAAATGAAAAACATCAAGCCCCGAAATATAAAGACTGGGCAGTTTATCAAGAACTCGGAAGAAAACCGAAGGGCAATGTTATTCATGATGAACCGTAAAATTAAACACTTTGGTATTGAGCCATTTGATTTCATTAAGATGCCCCGAAGGGCAACACTTGCAAAGTATAGAGATGAGATTGCAGCAGCAGTAAAAAAAGACATACAAAACAATTTAAGAAATGAACTTTAACGAACAACCAAGCGGACGTGTTGGGGCGTTGTCCTCAATGATATATCAGGCATATGATAGCCTTTATGCAAGTGCTGGATTTTATTATGAATTTAAAGTATTTGCGTGGAGTGGTACAACCACCATCCCAGCGAATCCCAATGCAACTATTCAGAAATTCCCCGACCAATTCGGTAGCGGAAGGGCTTGGATAGATGTACATAAGATTGTACAACAACAACTGACAAGTGACTTTTTTACCGATGGCACTTATAAACCAAACATCAATGGGGGTGCTTGTTATGTTGCGGTAAAAGTTCAAGGGAAATATACCGCTGGAAGTACCTCAGTGGTGACATCCAACACGGTGTTGGCTACAATGGGCTATGTTTATACCTCGGAAGGTTTTAACGCCTCGTTAACAGGTCCTGTGTTCACCGATAAGGAAACCTTTTACATTACCGAAGGTGCTGAATCGTATTATATTTGGTACGATGCCGATGTAATTACTGGTATTACCA